AAGTATAGGGTTCTCTTCAAAATTTTTAAGGCTCCACCCTGCCTGTTTTACTACTTCGCCCTGCCTGTCCTCAACCTCGCTTGAAGCTACAGCCGTGAATGAATCGTCTGCTTTTATCTTGATGTCTGCTTTTGTATATAGTGTATCCATATTCTACCTTTACGTTTATTAGTAAACCCTATTTTTAATTCTCGTCAACAACGTCACTCAATTGCCTCTACCCGTGCTTCTAGCTCGTCTATCGCATCTTGTACGTTCGTAGCGGTCATACCGCTTGTTGTGTTGTCGTAACCGAGCGCTAATGCGCTTGTTAGATACAACGGTAGCGTAAAGCCGATAGTTGCTCCTGAGTGTGTCGATGGAAAGTTTGATAATGCTTGGTTTGCGGAACCTACGATGTCTACAAGCGTGACTGAATTAGCTGATGAAAACGTATTGTTCTGTACTACAGCCCCGTCACCCCTAGATAAAATAACTGTCTGCCCTGTACCCGTAAATCTAAATAATGGCTTGGTACTTCCGCTTATAAGCTGAAACCGAGCGGAGTTTCTAAGGGCAATGATGTTCTGTCCTGAGTACGAAGATGAGAAAAATTCGTACTCCGATGAAGATTGTATGTTTGTCACCGTATCCATAACTAAACTAAACGGATACGTAAACGTACAGATGTGTCCCGTAGTGGAAGTTGAAAGAAGCCTTAGTGAGTTGAAGCCTGGTACCAACCAACTAGATATAGTGGTGTTGTCTCCGAATGTAAGGGTATAGCCTCCTGCGTTATACTCGTTACCATTCCCTCTCAAAGTCACATAGTCAAGGTTCCAACTTCCTGTAGGTATTGTCTCGTTCTGTTCAAAGAATATGGTCTTAGTTCCCTCTTGCAATGCTATGGCATCCATAAGGTCTGACCAGTCATTAAATCTGTTGTTAGATTGCGAACCTGACGAGTTGTATATAAATACGTCATACGATTGGGATTGGAGATAACGGGCGTTTGATTCCGTTTTAGTATAGTATTGGGATAAGTCTGCGCCCCCGCCCGTCACTCTTACGTCATTTATAATTTCTTTCGTTTCTCTTACGACTACAGGCATACCAGTAAACGGGTCTATCTCGACTCTCTCGCTCATAAAGTCACCTCGTTATATAAGTTATAATCATGAACCGTCCTGTTCGTCCATGCTTTTGAATAGTCCCTCGTACCATATGCGTATCTGAATATTGTGGTAGTAGCACCGCTCTTACGCATGATGTACCATTTGCCCGTGGGGTGTAGGAACCCGTAATAGCTTGCGCCATCCCCTATATCCATATCTGAAGGCCTGTACTCTTGTACCGTATCTACCGCTTTAATGGTAGGATTAAGCTTTAAGTTTTTGACCTCGCTTAGTAGCTCGGAGAAACCCTCGATTTTTGTTTTAGAGGGGAACTTGATGGTTTGAGGTGACGTTTTAACAGATTTCTCCAAGCTCTTGATAATAGGTGTGAAATTGAGTTTTTCATCTAATCCCGACAGTTGTTTCTCTAATACGGTAAAGTCATACTCTTTTTTTCCGTTTAAAAGCTTATACAAGCTGTGTACGGCGTTTTTTAAACTTTCTTGACTCGCTATCTGTTGCTCTATTAAACTACGCTCTTGCGCTTTCTGAGAGCGTTTTTTCTTAGCAATTTCAATCTTACGATTCATCCAAAAAGCCCTCTAGTTCTTCTTTTTCCTTTTCGAGCTTTTTATTTTCTCTTTCTAGTTGCTTCAGTTTCTTTTGTGCAAGCTTTAGTTCAGATTCAACTTCTGGGAGCTTGCGGGCTTCTTCCGCTAAAGGCGTGATTGATTCAAGCTCTGATTCAAGCTGTTTTACTTTTACCTCTGCATTTAGTGCTAGTTCGCCTTTAAGAACAGGAAGTATCGTGCAACGACAATTCGGGTGGATAGGTGGGTCTCCGTCTGCAAACTCGCTCGTTGAGTAGAAGTTTCCTTTTAGCGACACTATCTTGCCCTCATACTCGGCGCACTCCGCATCTGCCCCTGGTGCAGTAAGCCATTGTTTCCCTACTACTTCTCCTGATTGTTCCCACGCATCGACTGAGGCTATATTAGAAGCTCTCAACACTTCAGTTCGGGTGATTCGTTCGGCTTGCATCTTAGAATACGAACTAAACTCGTCACGTATCGTGCGTGATATATCTGGGATTGAACTGCCTGATTCTAACCCTTGCGAGATGATTCCAGTCAGCTTATCTCTGTCGGTAGAAATCATGCTTTTAGCAAACATCCGTACCCGTTGTTCAATAAGCTTATTTATATCAGTTGTGATATAAGGTTTGTCATAATCAATCAAATTAAGCGCTTCAATGCCCGCTTGCATAGCAAGCTCGGTAAGTAACGGGGTAAAATCAACGGTTGCCTGTACGAGTAGCTCGTCCTCGTCAAACAGCGCTTTTTTTTGCATTTGTTGTACTTCGCTTGGCATAGTTTCGAGCGCTTTATCTACTACTTTGTTTATAAAGCTCTCAACCCTGTCTTTAAACGCAAGCTCTGCTGTCTCAACAATGCTTATTTGTTTTTTGTAGTACTGAGATACTTTATCCGCATCAAATCGCTTCTTGTAGCTTTTCTTTTTCCCTTTAACCATTTTCTCGGCATAAGGTCGCACCATATCTTTTATGCGCTTGTACTGTTCAGCTTGTTCTAGGTGTTTGCGTACCACTTTTCCTATTTTTACGTGTCTAAGCGCAGGGGGTACTACTACTTGAGGGGTGCGCTGGAAAGCAAACTCATCTCCGCCCTCGACTGTTTCACGCCCTAATTCTTCCCTTGCTTCGTTTAGGGTAATTATGTCTGATTCTTTAAGTGATTTGACATTAGCTATCTTCTCAGTCACATCTTCTTCTACGGGGTCAACGAACCCTAGCACAAGGTTATCTCCGTATAGAGGCACCAAAAACTCGTTAAGGGTATCTGTTATGCCTTTCATCTCGGTACGGATTGTCCCACGCTTCCAGTTTAGTATTGTCGATTCGGCATTAGCTTTGTTTACATCGTCAGTCGTAATAATAGATTTAGGATTTCCAAAGATTGAGCAAATCTTATCTCTTAACCACGCTTGTTGTTCAAGGAACTGGGCATCTTTGTTGGTCATTTGCACGGTTTCAGGCTTGATTCCACCTGAGAATATAGGGATTTTGTACGCATTTTGCACTCCTGAGTAGGTAGAGCGCATCTCGCTATGGAGTTGCTTGATTTGTTCTGGTGTTAGGCTCTTATCAGTTACAAGCATTAACTCGGCAATAAGCCCACGCCTGAATAATTGTTTGTTCGCTTCAATAGCCATTGTGTCGGTATCAATAGCATCAGCGGCCGCTTCGACTGCGCCTTTTCCTCTATAAAAGTTATTCGGGTTAGGGACTTTGAGGTGAATAATATCTTCTGGTCGGTACGTTATCTTTATTTGTTCGCCCTTAACGGTATCTTCATAGGTGTAAGATTGGATGATGCGTTGCGAACCCTCTGCTTTTCCGAGGTTAATAGTTACTTTATCAGGGGGCAGGATAAATATGTTATTTATTTGTAAACCTGTTCTGTCAATGTACCAAAATGCATCCCCTGCTAATTTTCTATGGGATTGTGTTGTATAGAACCCGTCATAGGCTGATGTGTATTCGTTAAATCTATCGAGCGCATCAAGAAGCGGATGGCTGTAAATCCTATCCATAACAACTTCATCTCTCACGGTTCGGACTCTGTATAGCTCAAACTCAATCTGTGCGACTTCTTTCGCAATAACATCGTTGTTCTTATATACCCACCCGACATTAGCTTTTAGTACTTTTTCACTGACGTTAGTTTCGTCCGATAGAGGCTTGCTTGAAAAGTCCAAGAACCCCCCAAGTACTGACTTGGTTTTTTTCTCCACCTCTTTTATAACCTCGACAACATCGGGCTTCTCGCCCCTAATTGCTCGGCCAATAATCGAGAACCTTTCCTGAATCGTCACGAGTTACTTCCCTCTCTTTGCCTTCTGTTACTGTTACTGTCGCTATTCCGACTTGATTTTCTTTCCATTTTGCGTATGCCCATTCTGCTAATGCCCAGCTATCGGGGTAATCATCGTGTGCATCTGCTGAATCTGGATGCTTTACACGGAGCAATTGACCGTTAAATTCTTGCTGAAGGTCTAACATTTGCTGTCGGAACTTCTCACCATGTTTTTTATCTTGTTTTGGCAGAGTCGTCAACAACCCCTTGATGCTCAGCTTGAGGTTACGGTACATATTATCTTTTGAAACTGCCGTAAACTTTATGGCGTACAATCCTGAGTTTTCATCTTGGAACTTAGTGCGTGTCACGAACATGTCTGTAATAGGGTCGCCCACTCCAGTCGAGTCAATGCCGAGCGCCACTACGTTATATTGGTCTAAAAAGTGTTTGATAATATCGAATTGGTCTTGGTAGTTTTCGCCTCTTAGCTCTAACCAGTTGAGTATTTCTTTCTTGCCCCTTTCTTGATTCCACCTCATCATAGTGACTACGGTTGAGTCAGGGTGCTTCGCTACGTCAATTCCCGCAAAGCAATAGTCTTTTTCATTTCTGTATGCACAGCTCCGCTCGTCATATAACAAATCTAGTTCTTCTTGGGTTGTGAACTGCCCTGTTCCAATTTGCCATTTACCAAAGTACTCTCTTTGTATTTCGTCCGCATCTATACCCTGTTCTTCTATATCAGACTTCACACTCTGTTCATAAATAAGATGCATCGGGTCTTTGGTTTGCTCGTATACTTTCCTACGTTGCGGAACAACATCATTGAAGTAAACTTTAATAGTGTTATTCTGTTGGCTCAATCTATAAAAGTGATTTATCTCTGTTCCTGCTTTTCCAATGTAAACTCTCGGCGCATTAGTAACTTTACCCATCGGCCATATACTGTGCTTCACAATTTTGTCTTTTGCCACCTGTGCTTCGTCTATAATAATTAGGTCTAGGGTTAGTCCCTCAATTTGAGATACCAGGTTAATCGGTGCGACAGCAGCACTCGAACCGTCAGGCATAACTAGCTTCTTGGCGTTCTCTTCTTCTTTAATATACTGCTCTTGTTCGCTACTAACTGTTAAGAGCGTTGCTTTTGCTTTTCTAAGGGAATTACGCATAATTCCGTAGCTTATCTTTGCTTGGTCAATCTGAGCGGCGAATATACCTATTTTAATCGGACGGTTAAACATGATTGGTAGAAAGGTTAATATAAACTCACAGGTATGCCCGACTGCATATGTCTTACCCGCTTGACGGCTTAATTCAATAGCTATCTCTACTTGTTTTAATTTCTTTACATCTTCTTCCGTAGCACCAGCAGTAATCCTCAAGTTATCAATAAGAGCCTTGAGTATTTGGTCTGATATTTCTTCCTGATATGGATAAAACGTAAGATTATGTTGTATCTTCAGGTGGTCTGCCCTCAACCGTTTCAGCTTTTCTAGCATTACAAAAGGCTCCCCTGTATCTTATCGACTGCCTTACCTATGTTCAGTGATTTAGGGAATCCTGAGCCATATACCCACTCAATCATATCTCTAATCTCAAATCCTGCATCTTCTATTGCTACTGCCATGCGGTGATAGGTTCTACTGCCACTGAAAGCGAGTAGGTGTGCGCCTGGTTTAAGTAGTTTATAAATGTCTGACCACATCTCTACGTCAAAAGCTATGCCTGAGCTATCCCAACTCTTGCCCATAAAGCCTAGCTCATAAGGCGGGTCGCAGAGTATGCCGTCAAATAGTGGGCCGTCATAGTTCTTGGCCCAGTCTTTAATATCAGCTTGATTTACCTTGTACGTCTGTCGCATTATCACCCTCAATTAGTCCGTACTTCTCTAATATTTCTTTTCTTGTATCAGTGACTTCAAGATTTAGCTTCTCACCATAACCATGCTTTGCTAGCCATTCCATAGCTCTTGTATCACCTGACATACTTTTAGCGATTGCTGTTTTTATTATCGCTTTAATGGGCATTTCTTTAAGTATCGAGCCGTCTTTTAGTTTAAGCTCAAAGTTCTCATCCGTTAGTGCCTCTTGTATGTAGGTAGATAAATGCTTACTGCCTTTTTTATTCCTGCCACCTTTAGCACCAGCCTCGGCTGCATTGTCCTTAGTAAACTGAGTATCTTTATTTGGAAACTCACTCACCGCTTTTGCTCCGCTATTGCTGGTGTAAGTTCTTCCCAATTCTCTGGTAGCTCGTTGTTGTTCACAAACTTAGCATATCGCTTTCTAATTACGTCACTTATATCTTCTAAAGTTCTTGTGGTTTTCTCCATCAAACTTAAAGTGACAAGACTTGCAAAGATTAAGCCAATCATAACATTCCATATCGCAGTATTGTTTGTTCTCGCTACTTGTAGTCTTAACTGCTTTGTCACAATACCCACATTTGATAATACTCGTTGAACGAACGTTCTCTATGATACTCCTGTGATATATTCGCCCATTCTGTATAGCCCTGTCTTTTGCAGTGTTCGCAAACATCTGATTTCTTATAATGTGAATAAAGCCATTTATGTATCGCTGAGTAAGAAGCTTTATCGCCCTTCCACGCACCTGCTTGCTCGCCAGTTTTGTATCTATATCCTTTGTCTCGGTAGACCAACACGCTTTTGAGCAATACTTTTGTAACTTAATCTTGCCACCAAATCTGCCGTTTTGGTCTTTAACTGCTCTGAAATCTTTATTACAGACTGGACAATTTGCAACTCTTGCTCTTGGTTTACTAGGCATACTACCATTATAACTTCTCTATAGCAGGAGTCAATATCTCCCACTCTTTCTCCCATCTATCTGGGTAAACATACTTTGCCCACCTTTTCCTAATCACGTCAAGATATTTTTCATCAAGCTCCATGCCATAACATGTGCGGTCTGTTTGCTCACAAGCTATTAAGGTAGAGCCAGAGCCAAGAAAAAGGTCGACTACTGTATTACCTTTTAGCCTATCAAAGAACCAGGCTACTAGCTCAACTGGCTTTTGAGTCGGATGCACCCTAGTTTTAGTATCGTCTTTAGCCATGCCATGATGCCCTGACCATAGTATTCTTGCTACCTCTCGCTTGTGCTTTGACTTTGACCATGCCAACTCAAAGGTATTACCAACTACTTTGTCCATATTGCTATCGGTACGCTTGTCCCAGACAAACCATGAGCCACCATCGGGCAATAACTTACGGTAGTAGTCAGCTCCCCATAAAACAACTTCTTCACAATCAAATATATCGAATATGTGTTTAGGGTCATACTGCTCGTTGTCTCCAATCACCTTATCAAACCTGTCCCCTTTGTTCTTGTGTCGTTTGTCGTTGCTGAACATACTGTCGTAGTCAACATCCACATCCATCCCATAAGGCGGGTCGGTAAACACCATATCAGCCTTCACCCCATTCATCAGCAACTCAACACTCGCCTTGTCGGTACTATCCCCACACATCACCCTATGTCTGCCTAGCTGGTAGATTGAGCCAAGTTGACTCACAGGTGGCTCACTATCTACCTCTGGTGCTTCGTCTTCTTCTACTTCTTCCTCAACATCTGCATAAGGGACATCAATACCCCAAGCATCCAAATCTTCTAGCTCATATTGGTTTGCTACCATATCCCAATCATGCTCTCCCATCTCGGCGTTGTCCTGCATAATAAACCGTTTACGTTCTTCTGGTGTAAAGTCGCTGGCATCAGATGTCCACTCGTCAGGTATCTCGGTCATGCCCAGCTTTTGAATAGCCCTGTACCGCATATTCCCGCCTATGATTATCTTGTTCTCATCATAGACAATGGGACGTTTAACCATCATCTTTGGAAAGTCTTTAATACTCTGGG